ACAACTTCTGTATTGGAATAGAGAGTTAAACTTTCAGTATAAGTTCCTGGCTGGACGTAAACGACACCCCCACCATCAGCATTCGCAGCATTCAGAGCAGATTGAATCGTTGTAAAGCTAGCTCCTTCAGACAATCCTCCTGGAGAGACGATATAGGGAGTGATATGAAGATCTTGGATGGCTGCCGTATTAACAACGGCTGTGATGTCTGGAGAAGAATACCCAAATGTTATGGAATTGTCTGGAGATGTTAAGGAACCTCCTAGAATCTCTGGAATAGGGTCAAGATTACCTGTTCCAATAGGAAGCATTCCTTGAGCTGTTATTATTCCAAAATGTGGAGGAACCGATGAGCTATCAAAATTAAGATTCTTAGCCACCATGACATCATTTTCAAAACCAGCCATTTAAGGAGACCTCACGTAATATCCAACTGTAGACCAGTTAATTGTTAGACCTGCCACTCCTGTGACTCGGAAGATAGCATTGTTTCCAGAAGCTATAAGTTCAGTGTTGATAGCTGCTAAAGCAGGACTTAAATGAGAAATTGCATCTGTATCATCAATGACTGTAGCCGCAACTCCATTGGTTATGATTGTGCTGAAGGTAGAAAGCCCAGCACCTGCTGGAGTAGTCGATTCAAAAGCTACAACGTTACAATCTATAACGAAAGTCCTTGGAGTTGCTCCTAGGGCGAATGTAAAGAGATCCGCAGTCGTAGCGCCTACTGTGGTACCTGTGCCTTGAAATCTGTTAGTCAACTGAACATAGATTGTATTTGTAGCGGCATCGCCTCTAGTCTGAATGCCGTTTGCGACGTTATCGGTTATATCTTCAGCAAAAACATTGATGTTATTAGCACCGTCTGGTGGAACTGGATTTGTACCTGTTTGACCCGACAGATCAGTAACGGTGCCAGGAGGAGGAGGGCCGCTACTTGCTGGTTTAAATATTTGACTCATGAAGCATATACCAATGAGATGAGAAAGTTTCCTACTCCGGCAGCACAGTTAGCATAGAATTGTGTGCCTTTACGCCATGTCAATTCATCAGACGAGGAAGCATTAGTTCTCAAATCAAGAACCATCGCTTCGCCTGCCGTAAAAGTTTTACCATTCGTAGTTCCATCATCAGAGATAGTCACTGCTACCGTAGATTGGTTATCAAAAACTATGATGGCAGGATTCTCTAACAAAGCTGAGGAGAACGGCAGGTAAGCGCCGGCTCCAGTTGCTGTGTTAAAAGTAAGCTCCTCAGCGAACCTTGCGTCTTGGAGAAAAGTTCCCATCTAGTGCCCTTTATTAAACTACGTTTTGTGCTAACCAGATCGTTCCATTGTAGTACATGGTGAACGACTCATAAGCGGAGTTGATCACTGCTGTAGCCGCTGTTGCGCCAGAGCGTGCAATGTTATTTCCATTTCCGCTAATGGTGATATTTGCTCCGGCAGCCGCTCCACCTGCGTCATAAATGACCAATGTTCGGCCTGTAGCTGGTGCTGCTGGGAGATCGATCTGGAAGGCTCCTCCGCCTGTATCTGCTGCGATGACATAATCTGTTCCTAGTACTGCATAAGGACCTGCGGCAACGGCTGTGAGCGCTACAATCATACCTGTGCCGATTGTCAAGCCTGATGTTCCGGCATCGATACTAACACCGCCGGCAGCTCCTGAAGCGTTGATGACAATCGCACTAGCAATGCTCTCAGTGGCTGTCATATTGATAGCTCCACCTGTGTTGGTGATGTCAATGTCTCGTCCTGCGGCGCCTGCTGTCACGATATCAATACCATTGTTGGTAAGAACCATTGAGTCAGCAATCACTTCGCCTGCTGTGAGGTTGACGCTTCCAAGAGTAGAGTTAAGAGTTAGATCGAAAGCTCCGGTAACGGTGAAGTTAGAAGCTGCTGCTGAGTCTAAAGACAATGCACCTGTAGTATCTATAGTGATACCGCCTGTACCAGCGTCTACGTCTATACCGCCTGCTGCATTCGAAGCATTAATATCAATTGCATCTACGGCTGCTTCTGCACCTGTAACAACAACGCTTCCGGCTGTTGAGTTGAGTGTAAGATCAAACGCTCCTGTGACTGTAAAGTTTGAGGCAGCGGCTGAATCTAAGGACAGTGCACCAGTAGTATCAAGTGTCATTCCACCTGTACCAGAATCGATATCCATTCCACCATCTGCGGCAGAGGCTATAATTCTTACTGAGTTGGCGGCTGCTGCTTGAGAGGAATCAATATTGACTTGAAGGGCTGCATCTAAGTCAAAGCCACCAGTAGAGTCTACATTGATTGCATCAGCGACAGCTTCCCCAGCATTCACAAGAATACTTCCGGCTGTGGACTGGATTGTGATATCAAAGGCACCTGTGGCAGTGAAATTGGAGGCAGCGGCTGAATCAAGTGAGATTCCTCCAGTTGTGTCTACGATGAATCCACCTGTATTTGCATCGATATCGATACCGCCACCTGCTGTAGATGCAGTAATGTTGACTGCGTCTGCTGTTCCAAGACCGCCTGCAATCGTAATACCACCAACGTCAGAGCCGATGTTTATGGAAGCAACACCAGTACCTTGGTCTGCGTGAAGTCTTAAGGTCTCTGTCACACCACCATTCGTGCGAATATAGATGGCTTCTGCAACGTTCTCGGTTGCTGTGATGTTTACAGAACCACCTGTATTTACAATGTCGATGTCTTCAGTAGCTGCACCTGTTGCAAGGATATCAATACCACCTGCGCTTGCAGAGAGTACAATCGCATCTACAGCGTTGTTTGTGGTTGCTATATTGATCTGAGAGACTGCATCTACGTCGATACCACCAGAGGAATTAATAACTACCGCATCAGCGACAGCTTCCCCTGCGGTTAGTCTTATTGACCCTGCTGTGTTGGTAATGTCGATATCAAGTCCTGCTCCACCTGCTGCGGTAACGTCTATACCACCGGCTGACGATGTCAGAACCATGGAAGTGGCGATCGCTTCACCAGCTGTTAGATTGATAGAGCCTGAAGTATTAACTAAGTCAATGTCTTCACCGGCAGCACCTGCGGCAGTCATATCGATACCACCAGCGGTAGCATTGATTACAATAGCGCTAGCGGCATTCTGAGAAGATACCAAGCTCATCTGAAGAGCTACGTCTACATCTAGACCACCTGCGGCTGACAGGATACGCACTGCATCGGCTGCGGCTTCTTCTCCGTTAATTACTACACGACCTGCTGCTGAGTCTAGAGTTAAGTCTATACCTGCACCTGTAACGCCAAGAGAGCTGGCCGTGTCAGATGTCATAGAGATTGCGCCTGCAACTGAAGTAAAAGTAACGGCAGCGGATGCAGCAAGAGTCGTGAAGGAGCCAGGTGCTGTACCGGCTGCTAAAGCTTGGAAGGTCTTAAGAGGCGACATACCGACTGTATCGGAAACACCTGCCTGTGCCTCTGCTGTGCTTGCTCTTTCTAAGATACCGGGAGTAACTTCTGACCATGCTGGAGCACCTGCGATAGCTACTGCGGCAAGACCTGCTGGAGTGATGGCAATATCAACTGCTGTTCCTGCTTGAGATTCAGCAATCGTCGCAAGTCTTACAACACCCTCTGAAGTAGTAGATGCATCATCCAAATGAAGAGTTAATGGAGAGACGTAAACATCATCTCTGAGTCCTGCGTCTACTTCAGCGGCAGTAGCCGAGCCTGCGCCCATATATGAGAGGGGATCGCGTCCTATATCGTTTGGCATCTTTGTACCTATGTAAAGTTTTTTCTTTAATATATTAAAATAAAGTCTTTACAAACAAAGCGCATTTGGAAAAATCAAAGAAAGATTTCGTCTAGCGCAAATAGATGATGATCAAGTACTATAAGATCATGTCAAAGCTATTTATCAGCTCTGGTGGTACCCGGTATATTCCAATGCAGATGTGGAATCAATTTCATCCATGGCCTTCAGTTGCTGGACTCAGAGCATTGGTAGGCAAAAAGCATAAGAATGGCTTTCATACAGTGATCGTCAAAGTGGGGAAGCGGATTGTGATAGATGAGAAAGCTTTCTTTGACTGGATGGAATCTAGGAAAAAACTAATGAGAGGAGAGGAATGATGGATTGGATTCAATTTTCTATATTTTTCGTAGGTATAGTAGGTCTTTGGTTTTGGAATCGCTCAGAGTCTAGATCTGATTATCGCCACATGGACAATAAACTAGAATCTACACGGGCTTTGGTTCAGGCTATTCATGACGATGGTAGAACATTTAGGGAAGCTATGGCTGCTGAAATGAAGGACTTTCATTATAGGCTTATTGAAATCGAAAGGAGTAAGAAATAATGTGGTGTATTTTAGGTTTATTGATGTGGTTTTTCGACTCTAAGAATGAACGTGAAGGATTTGAGATAGATAGAAGAAAAGAAGAAAGAAAAAATAGACTAGGTAATGCGCCGATTATAGGGAAAAGGAGATAGGAATTATGAATTGGTTGCAAGTTTTAACAATTGCAGGCTCTACAATTGGAGCTTGCTGGTATATGCATAGAGAAACTTTCAAAGAAATGAAAGACTTTCATGGACGTTTATGCACACTCGAAGAAAGATATCTTCAGATGATGCAGCGAATTTTAGAGAAAAAGGAGAAATAAATAATGTGGTGGATTTTAGGATTTATTTGGAGCTGGTGGGAAGATCGTTTTCTGTAGATTTCCCCAATGAAGTCAGCGAAGCTATTGCTTCTTTCACTTTTCCTTTTCTTAAATCTTTCAAAGCATTCTTCCAGTCTTTTGTCATTTTTGGATTCGCTAAAGCTCTTCTGTAAAGCTTAGTGACAAAATCTATTCCAAATTGAGCCTTAGCTATTCCTGGCTTTACGATATATGAGCGTGCTGCCTTAGAGAGATCGTCTATATTGACGCCTTTTGATTTCAAAAGCTTCAGTGTATTTTCCTGAGAAAACAGATCTTTGTTAAGCTGTTTGAAATCCTCGAAGGACTCTTTGCCTATAGCGTTCTTCATACGCTCTGCGGCTTTGGATCTGTTAAAACCTTCTCAGCTTGTTTAAACTTGATCTGGTCGTTTGAGAAAAGCGCATTGAGATATTTATCGACTGTCTCAATCTTCTTGATCTCACTCCAACGTTTGTTGGTGAACTTAAAGAGATCAGCAAATTCAGAGCCTTTGAAATTATCTTCGATAGTGGAAGCGATAGCTTTATTATAGCCTTCCAATGCCTCTCTTCGGCCTATATTCTCTAAAGCTTTATCTCCATAAGGGAAAAGCTTGGAAAGCTGTTCGTTGTTCTTACGATATTGTTCTAGAAGCTCTTTTGCTGTGACATCTCGTGTAGAATCCTTCAGGAATCTTCTTGTCATCCGTTTTTGGACTCTTTCAGCATCTGAGACTGTTAAACCTTTCTTGCCAATTTTCTCTAAATCAGATGTAAGGTTTTTAATAAGACTACGAGGCATCACACGTTCAGTGAATTCAGAAGCAGATTTCTCCACTTTCCCAAAGAGATCGCCAATCTTAGATTTGAATTCTGGATCTTCAAGGATCGCTTCATAACTCTTGTTAGTCTTCTTCAAAAGATCAGATGTGATTCCTCTAAAGTCTGACTCGATGCCTTCCATTGCCTTACGTGTGGTCTCAGGGAAAACTTTCGTCGGCTTCTTAAGAGATTCGAATTGCCGCTGAGGTAATCCAGATGGTTTGGTCACTGGAGTCTTTTTAGGAATTAAGCCTTTAGCAAGACTTGCAAGAGAGCCTACTGCTGGGGCTACTTCTATTCCTGTTGAGACAGCTTCAGGCGCTCCCATTTCTCTTGAGAGCTGTCCTCCAAGACCTGCGGCAGCTAACATCTTAAGCAGATTGCCAGAAGCTCCAAAGGGAAGAGCGCCTCCTACAAATTCAGCTCCTCTACCTGCAATACGTCCAGCTTCGGTTTCAGCCTCTTTAGGAGCTCCGAGCATTTCAAATAGAGATTCAGCCTCCTTTTGAGAAGGAAGGCGAGAATATCTAGGCATAATATCATCATCTTGAAGGTAGGGCAGGAGAGCCTCTGGAGCCTCATATTCAGCCCGTGTAAGAGCTTCTTGACCAGGGAGCTGCCTTTGCTTGGTTTGAGCATGGAGAAGGTCTAGAAGGCCTCCATAAGCACCTGTTGCAGAAGCTACGCCTTTCTTAGCGACTTGCTTGGCTATATCTTTGGCTTTCTGTTTTGTTGAAGGAGTCTTTTTTGGCTTAATCTCCCATTCATCTTCTTCATCATCTTGAATAGAACTTGGCTTTAGCTCCCAGCTCATTTTGCAACCTTTTTCCAGGCTTTCCCATCGCTATGCATCTCTTCGCCAGTCTTCTTATTGACTATCGTTTGACCTTTAAAGGATGCCGGATCAGGAAGCGAAGAAAATTTCTGAATATTGTCGCTTGAACTTTGAGTTTCTTTTCCAATGAACTGTTTTTCAGCCTGTTCCATTAGTTGATTAACTCTTTCCACTTCTTCGTCTGCTTTTGAACCTAATCGCTGTTGATAAAGATTAGCGAAATTCCATGGTACTTTTCCGCCATGTTCAGCTAAAATCTCATTGCGCACGTCGGAAGGAATGAGTTTCATTCTAGCTGTCTTTTTAAGAATATTGCCTACAGCTAAGTTGGCTTCTTTTGAACGCCCCATTAAAGGAAGCATCTCTCTCATAATTCTTTCGACCATTATATTAATGCCTTTAGCCGGAATACCTTTGATAAGATCAGTATAAAGATCTTTAATCAGAGTTTGGGCTTCAGCAGATTCTGGTGAGGCAAAAGCTCTAGCCACTCGTGAGGCAACTGTGTGACCTCCTTCTTGAAGAGTATCAGCATAGTTAGCTGCCGTCGCTGGATCAAAGGCTCCTTTATTTAGCAATTTGTCTAATTGACTTAAGTCTTCTAAAGTTTTTTTAGCAGTAAGAGTTTCGGCCGTTACTTCATCAAAAATCTTAGATCCTTTTTCCTTTAAATCACCTAAAAACTTATTAGCTTGAGAAGCATCCATACCTTTTACGGCATTGGATGGAGCATCATATAATTCCGCAATCTGCCCACTTCTTTCTATGTCGCCTTTTTTCCCAATTTGTCGAACCAATTCAGCACCTATACTTGGGTGAAGAATTCCGGCAACATCACCAGAAATAACATCTTCTAAGGTATGTTTTCCTTCTGCAAATTTTTTAGCAAATTTCATGCCCTCTTGCATTTTTAATGATTCACCTACAGCCTTTCTTGCTTCGGGTGAACCATGAGGAGAAAGAGCTAAGGCTTGCATTTTTTCAGAAAAACTTGCGTCAGGGCCAAGTTCTTCTAACTTTTTCTTTAATTTAACTTGTTGCCTCTCTGATTCTCTTTGCTCGAAGAATTGACCTAATTGGCCTTGAAGTGATTCTCCGAAGCCAGCACCTAGACCTTTACCGAATAATTCTCCTGCGCCTTCTTCTTTAGGTCTTACCTGATAAAAAGCCATTAGCGACCTCCAAAGAGACTTCTAATCAAATCACCTATGCCACCACCAAGTCCTCCGCCAATACCTTGACCAATGCCTCCGCCTGCATAACCAAGAAGCCCTGGAGATCCTTGTTGGTATTCATAACCGAATGGTTTAGCGCCTAATGCTTGTTGAGATCCTTGCATGAATGTACTTAGGAGCTGTTGGATTGCATTCTGCTGTAGTCCACCTCTCATAGCTGCTAATTGCTCACTGAGTTGTGTTCCTGCTTGGCCAAGAACTTGGGCAGCTCCCGAAGACCTTCCACCTCCAGCGCCCATACCTGTTAAACGCTCTTGAAGCTGAGGAAGAGTCTGTTCGGCGAATTGTCTTTTGATGGGAGCTTCAAAAGCCTGATAACTTTCTGGAGAGCCAGAGAGGAGCCCTTGCAAATGTTGCATAGCTTGCTCAAAGCCTTGCCCTCCTTGGCCACCCATCATAGAAAGAAATTTGTTAAAGAAATCTTCTTGACCTCCCGTCATTGTTGGGAGTTTTTGTAATTTTCCTTGAGAACCTGTTAACCAAGACATGATAACCTCTGATCTTAAAAATATTACTTTACACTTAAGAACAAATATCTTCCAATAGCGAACAAACTAGGACTTAACGTATTCAAGGACAATCTGTCCTGTCATGCCATTATAGGGAGAAGCTATTGGAACGGTTATTATGATGCTTGTAGAGGTGACCTGTATAAAATCAGCAGGAAGGGGCCTAAAACTCGTTCCATTGGTGTCTTGCACCCAAGACCTATAATCTGTGAACGTGAATGTGGAAACGTTGCCTAGGCCATGTGTGATGGTCGTGGCAGACCCAGCTACCAAGGCAGGAATGAGAAACATCTTGCGGAAGCCATTCTTTGGAGCATTAGCCTCAAAAAACCAAGTCTCGGAGTTAACATTCTCCTCACGAGTGAAGACACCATTTGTTTTTTGATTTACTACCGTACCAGTATTCCTCTCTCTTTCATTCATGATCTCAGTCAAAAGCTGTGGATCATCTGTAGGAAGATCAAATTCAGAAGGAAGGAAGGCTATTGTAGCTTTATTATTTGTTCCAGAGCTCATAAAGTACCGTAATTCAAACGTCCTCCGGGCACCATTTCTAAGAGAATCTTAAAGATCTCAACGTCTTTATCAGGAATATTCACATCAGCAAACTGAACGGCGGAGAATGTAAAGCGAAACTGATGATACTGGGCTGTTGCAGCAGAGAGGGGTATACGTCTCCATACTTTCTCTTGACCATTCGTATTTGTAGAGACGGTATATGTAGCTATAGGCACAGAGGTACTTTCGTCAATGAGATGGTCTATGGTAAATTCTCCACCTGACGTGCCAGCAATAAGAAGATGCATGTAAATCGCTTTACATTGCATACGTTGCTCAATGAATGGATTGAATTTCTTGGTGACAAGTGAGAAGTTGAAAGGCTGTTCATTATCTGTGGTGACTCTTCTATCCAAATAGAAGACCTGGCAGAAAGGATTTCCAGCAACAACTACAGGAAAGCCAGAAGAAAGCTCTCCAGAGCCCCAAGTTGAATCTTCATCTTCCCAATGACTAAATGCGTTTCCCCATGTGAGAGCATCGTCACGTCTGAAATGTCCAAAAGTTGTGAAATTCTGGCGATACACAGTCCAATTCTTATCGATATAATTGAAAACAAGAGTTCTATTGGGGAAATATTGATTGTCACCCTCTGGATATGTCCAGTAAGTTACTTGGCGCTGAAAGTCTCGAATGCCATGTACTCTTCTCTGAGCATTATTGGCATTGGTAATCTGGAAGACTTGATCGGGAATGATTTCGTCAATGCGTTTTGATTGGTTAGGATCGCTTATGATAATGCCTGTACGGCCTACAGATAAGAAGCCTTCATCAAAGCCTACAGCCGAGTAAGTAGATTCTGTACCGAGTTGAGAGCTAACGCGCTCCCAAACAAAAGGAATCGCTTCATTAGAGGTATATCTTAGTCTCCAGGAGGAAAACTCAAAGTTGACGATGAGCATATCTCTGACAAATTCGGCAGAGACGATTCTCTCCTGAGTAGGAGCATCGATGAAACCGCCTTTGCCAGGAACATCTTGTCTCCAAGCTTGCAGATCTACAACACCACCAGTAGGAACAGGTGTTGTCACATAAACAGTACCGTTTGTAGAGTATCTGCATCTTTGAGGATGTTCTGCAAAAGAAGCTCCTTCAGATGGATCTAGAGCTATAAATCGATCTTTATAAGGAAAGATCATCAATGTTCTCTCAAGACGATCTCCTTCCTGGTCATAAGTTACTACAGCATCACGAGCATTAGCAGGATCTGCTACTAGAACAGTAATATTTAATGTACCTGTAGAATATACGACAGTACCTGTACTTCCATTGTTTCCTGTTAAAACGCCTGTGCCATTATCTGTGAATCTTTCGTTTAAAGCTGCCGTTGACCCACCAGTGAGCCGAATCACTGCCGTTCCAGGAATAATAGGCGGATTAGTAACCACAAAAGGCCCTGCGGCTACAGCTCCCATAGCTATAGGCCCAAAAGTCTGTGTGAAGCTATTGCCAAATAGAAGAGGACGGTAATCTGTCCAGGTAGTGCCTGTTATGTAATATCTAATCGCATCAAAGTTATTAGTGGCCCAGAAGCTTCCCTGGAAGTTCATCGACCAAAAAAAACGGGAATCATTACCAGTCCATACTGTGGCTCCAGAGATATTCGTGAACTCATTAGTCCCTGAAGTAAAAATATAGGCTTGGGACTGTGTGAAAGCGATAAGGTCTGAAAAAAAGGCTGTAGATATACGCTCCTCAAGACCTTGGATTGGGCCTAATACACTCCCAGTAAAAGCTACATGTATTCCAAACGCTACTGTATTTACATTCAAATCAAAAGTGGTAGCGCCTGTGACAGTGATAATGTAATGAGTTGTCAGAGAATTGACTTGAGTCATTCCCTGAGCATTTTGAATGAAAACAGTCTGCCCTGTAGTTAAATTGTGATTAACCATCGTGGTGACACTACCAGTTCCATTATTAGCGATATTCTGTATAGCTAGTGCGCCTACAGTCGCCACATGCTTTACCCTTCCTCCGGCAGTGTAAACTCCAAAGGCGGCTGTGCTGATGTTGAGAAGAAATGTGTTTAAGCCTGTGACAGTGATATTGTAGGGCTGTATAGCAACATTATTTATCTGAGTCATTCCTCCTACGTTTTCTATCAGAACTTGATCTCCGGTAGCAAAGCCGTGGTTAATAGCTGTGGTTACCTGGCCATTAGCAGCATTCGTGATAGCGCTGATATTGACAGGAATAGGAGCTGAAAGATTGATATAGCCATCTCTTTTCTCAATAACACCACGGAAGAAGAGCATATCCAATGACTCTACGAAAGCATCGTTAGGCATCTCTTCTGGTTGATCATACGTATCATAACCAGTCTTGAAGTTAGCTATCGAAATGATTTGACTCATCTACACCTGCAAGACTACTACGGTGAAAAAATCTGGCTGCGTAGTGTTAAAGTTATTGTTGTCTATTCTTCGGAAACCAACTGTGAAAGTTGTCGCATTTGTAATGAGATAAGCAGGAGCTAAGATCGGATTGAAGGCTGTAAAATTAGAAGTAATCAAGACTCCGTAAGTTGACCCAGATACTGTTCCAGCAGGCATTGTCATTGTAAAGCCTGCATTTGCTACGAATGCTCCTGAAGTTAAATTGATCGCATTGACAGTAGCTCCACCGCCTGTGAATGTTCCATAAGCTCTAATGAGGCCCATGGGAATCTCAGGAGAAGCAAGACCATCTCTACGAAGGAAAGGAGTTGTTACAGCACCAGTTGTTTTTGCATACATTGCACACTCAGAGGCTCCAGGAGTGGGAGGCGAAGCTGTTTGGTCTATCATTGTGACATATTTGTGCTTGCCATTATTTCCTGCTGCATTGAATGCAACATGATCTAAGCCAAAAAATGTATTAACCGAGGTGAAATTTGCATTGATAGGCGCTTGTGTATCGGCGATTCTCTGAGTAGCTAGAGGTATATTAGGTGTATATGACATGTTACATACCGTTGTAGTAGTTGGTTGCTGGGAATGAGGTCATCTCTGTGTAAATCGTTGATGTGCGACTATTGTTTTGCTGGACAATCGTACGTCTTAAAATGATACGCTCTTGCTCGTTGTAGAAAGGCTGAATTTTAGACCAGCCGTCTGCATCAAGACGATCCTCGAAGATCTTTTTAGATGCTCCAAAAGCGATATATTGCCACCATTCGTTAAGAAGAGGCTCTTGATTGCCAGCTAACAAGGCGGTCGGTTTTATGAATGACTGCACTTCTACCTTGTAGACTTGATCTGGAACAGGCCTAAGAGTGATCGTATCATCGTAGAAAAGCAGCCCTTGAGGACGTGCAGCTTGGTAAGGAACAGATTGAGCAGAGATCGTAATACCTGGATTAACTACTCCACTAAAATTCACCGTACAAGCACCTGTCACGTAGTTTATCGTTCCTGCTCGAGGTAAATTATTTTCATCAAGCCATCCACCTGCTGCATTGTCTCTAAGAAATAAAGTGCCAGCTGAGATAACAACATTAGAATAGACGGTAGTACTACCTGGCTGCACATAGCCCCGAAGGACGGGAACGTTAGGTATAGTGAAGGTATAAGGACCTGCAATACCTGAGCCTGTACGGACATCTCGAAGATTATTAAGCTGTGGATAGATGCGGTAGAATTGCTCCTGGCTTTCAGACCAGAAGGAATAGTAGCCTGCAATATAGAGAGGAGGATTGATCGTTATGTAGTCATTACGAGGAAAAGCATAGGAATCAATATTAGGCTGAGTATAAAAGATGTAAGGCTGATGAAGATTAAACAGGCGCAGGTTTTCTGGAAGGTCATATAGCAAAAAGGTGTTAATATAATCGTCTATTTGAACATTAGTAGAAGGAGACCCAGTGAGCTTCCTAACTTTGTCACGTATTGCGGTGAGATTAGCCGGTGCACTCATTGGGTACTTGCCTTAAATTATGCTTCCATAAAATCCATAGACTGGAAGCCATACCGTCTACGGACTGTGCCAACTTCAATTGAAGAAAGGCCAGTTCTTGGATCAATTTGGAAATGGTGGATTGGAACAGCACAAGAATGAATTTTCCCTTTCAATTCTCCGGCTGTTGCATCGATACCATTGAGATGTCTTGCTACCCAGAGAGGAATTTCATATTCTTGGCCATCCAAAAACGTAAAAGTTGATGTATGTTGATCAGGATATTTTCTGACGGAAATCTTTGCAGATGCGCCAGGACATTCATAGCATTTGAAAACGCCTCTAACAAGACGTGATTCTTCTGCCATTATTTTATGCAGTCTTTCTTTTCCTGCTGTTTTTCGATCTTTGTTTATTGTAACTTCTGTCATTTACTATTTCCTTGCTCAGTCGAGGGGGCTATTCACCCCCTCTTCTGATTTTGTTTAAAGAGCAACGCCTCGTTTAGCGATCCATCTATAGGTCTGGGCGTTCGTTTGAACACCAGTTCCAATAGTGATTCCTCTGAAAGAAGTGTTACGTGTAGCGTCATCCAGCAAGTTCTGATATGGACTTGTGGCAGCTTCTCCAACTGGAACAACTTGAGCCTGTGTGACACCACCGGCGGCTATTGCTGAAGTTGGGTAAGCAAAGGCTGTGAAAGCCGAGCTATCGACGTTTACTGTGATCGTGTTTGTAGTCGTATTGATCGCAGTAATGGTTGCGTACTGATTATTCATCTGAGTCATGCCCCAAGCAGCTGGCACGATGATTTTGACTGTCTGACCTACGGTAAATCCGTGTGTCACAGACATCGTAATCACAGCGCTTGCAGCAGCTGTAATGGCAGTGATAATGCGGTTGCGAGGATAATACATAGAATCAAAAGGTATTCTTCGATATGTACCTCCTGTTCCTGCTGATCCTGGAGCTCCTCCAATATATCCAAGAGAGAAACTAACGCCCGCATTGATTGCAGTGACTGTCCAGTCAATGTTTGTGATTTGCTGCGCACCAGTATTGTTTATGATGCGAACAATATCACCTACAGCGACTACTCCAGCTGTTAACACAACGCTAGGATTGGCGTTGCTTGTAGCTGTCTGGGCTATAGCTGCACCTGGAGTTACGACTCCAGAGTCTGCAATGCGTGTAAAGCCAAGCGTTGCAATGCTGTCCCAGGCGATGACATCAGACCCGTTGGTCTTAGTTCCCCTGATAGCTGCTCCATCTGGCATAGTTAATGCCCATGAAGCGCGCATAACAGGAGTAGTTGCTCCAGCGATACCTAAACTCGTGAGATTATATAGATCAAACTCTTGAGTATCTGGTTGTAGGCTGAGGTTAAACGCAGTTCCGTCTGAAACGAAAGTGCCGGTTAAAAAACCATGTAGTGGTGTACTCATATCGGCCTCCTTACAGCGTTGCTCTTAACTTAATTACCCACGCATCATTGGTGATTCGAGGAACCTCTCCCATCTTCCAGCCTACAGAGGCGTTCATAGCAAGAGGTGAATCATAGATAGGTGGCCTGTAGATGAACTGAGCGCTATAACCGTCTTGCTCAACGCAAGCATAAGCTTCTAGCCCTGTGCAGAAGATGTTGAATACGTCAGCGCCAAGTAGAGAGGCGTTATTTGTAACACTTCCGATAGAAGAGACTAAGAATCTCAAGTTAGAAACACTTCCCCACTCAGGTCTCAAGGCCAACATAGGAGAGGGATATTGAGCCTTAGGGATAAATCCGGTGACGCTCTCGAGGCTTCCAATGATCTGGCTACTGCCCATTGCAAAGTAAGCATCTCGAACTGGAGCTGTACCGAATTTATCTTCTCCTTCCATGTTATCTGCGATGGTGTAGGCATTGTTATTAACAAGCGTACGAATCACCTCATCAACATCAGCACGAGTGATTTCAGTCGGATTATCTCCATTGGCACCACGAGTAGCGTTAATAAATGACGCAGTACCAGCAAGCACATTTCGTGTTAATTCGTCTTCAGTTTGACGTAAGGATACGCCAAGACGTTGTGCGGCCTCATTCAGGACAGGGTCTTGGTTTTGCAAGGTGACCTGTTCATTAATGAGCATATATTGGCCGTAGAAGTCCATCTGAGCATCAATGTTGACGGCTGTCATTTGCACAGGTGGTGGTAGAACGCCAGAGTTGCCAAGCGGAACTGTAGCCGAAGGTAATGGATTGTATCTGCGCATTCTAAGCACAGTACCTCCGTTACGCAGCATCTGCTTGAGCATCGCTGGAATCTTGTGAATAAAATAAGGTGTTGGGACTGACAGAAGTTTATAAGAAAAACTTTGCTGCACAGGAGCCGGCAACACGCTTGTTGTCGTGATTGACATGTACTATTTCCTCGCTTTTTCTTTGCTTAAGAGGCTTTCATAGACTCTTGCATTTCTTTCCAAAGCTGAGACTTAAGCTCGGGCGTTAGCCCTTTAGCGAATGCATTCGCTTGAGAGAGCGCTGATGCGTGGCCTACAGATCCAACAGTGCGTGGCTTTTGTTGATTTTCCTTCAACTGGGCCGATTCACTGGCGTCGATATTTAAGCTCTTTAATAGCTTGTAAGCACCGACAGGTTCTGGATTTGCCATTAACATCCTCGCCAACTCAGGCGCTGTTTGTACTAAACGCTGCAAATTATCGTTCGTGACAACTGAATCATAATCAGCGTATTTGACTCTTGCCCACTTCTCGGAGTCTTCCATTTCCTTACGCTGAATCATTTCAGAAGCAATTTTCTTAGCTTCTTTATGAATCAGCTTTTTGGTAATGCCCACTGTAGAAAGATCATCGTCTGCGACGCTTAATTCTTCTTCTTGGACAACTGGTTGACGCGATTTGTTAAGCTCTGCCTCCATTCGCTGATTATTTCGCTTAAGCTCATCCATCTGTTCCCGCATTTGACGCCAGTTTTTCTCCTGGGCATTCATGCTGGACTCAGATGTGCTCTGTGAATGTTCAGCTTGCTCCTGAGCGGCGGCCTCAGTTATTACGCCCGATTCTTGTTCTTCTGACATTCTCTACACCTAATGACATGGCGAGTGTCTAACAGCCGAAATACTTGATGTCTCTAACGCGGACTCACGTATCAAGTTAAATTTTTATTTAACACTAATAGAAGCATTCTGTCAAAATGATTTTCAAAAAAAGACTTTTCATGTATAAAGGTCGAAACGGAGGTTATATGAATTTTTTTATTCTTACAGACATCTTACTGCTGTGCTTGATCCTATGGATCTATATTTGCCTTGCAACTAGCCTTAGCCGACTAAGAGTTGCATTCATCACAAACTCAGAAAGCAATGAAAGGAACATCAGGCTGCTCAATGAAGACATCAGAATCTTGAATACGGTGAAAGTAGTTGAGAAGCCTAAACCAAAGTCCCCTCAGCAAACTTCTTTACAAAAGAAAAAGATTGTGAATCTTCCACGCTCAAGGTAGCTTGGCGAAAGAATAGCTCTTCACAACGAGCTTCGTCTGGAATCGTCCACTCGAATGTTATGTTGCTTGTGCGATTATCAACACGATAAAGCGTGGTATCATAATCCGGAGCTGGACGAGTCTTTCTTACAATGAATTTCTGACGGATCAAATTAGGAATTATACGATCTCTTTGGAGCATCAAGACTATGAAATATTCATCGGCATAGTCTTTGTGATTTTCGACGATTTCTTCAATATTCTTGAGAGTGCTTTTTTGCATCTCTCTTTGCATATCTATCACCAGAATACGTTCTGGAGGCTTACAAAGCAGATCGTAAGCAGCTTTTCCAACTGTCGTCATGTTTACACCTAAAGAGTTTTTTTCAATCTATCAAGATTGTTTTTTAATTGGAAGAGCTTTGACAAATATTCAGGCTTTGTAAAGAATAGCGCCCATGTCACAAACAATACCAAATGACCTTACCCGTCTATACACCACTGAGAATCTACCACCTGAATTTGTCTATGATAGAGAACACGGAACATTGTACTCCCCTGTGCAAAGAGAATTTGTTGTTGTGAATCTAAATGGATCTGTGACAACAACTACGAGCTATACATTTGCTGACGTAGACACATATGTCAGACTACAATTGATGGTTCAGAAAAATCCAGACATGTGTAAAAATAGCCGCGACCGTACTTCTGAATATTTCAGATCGAGATTTGTAACTATTAACTACTTGGAGTGTACAATAGATAGAGAAAAATTGGTTATTTTATCTATTTGCTTAGCAATATTATTAATAGCTTGTGTATGTTTATCTCTGAAATATTATACGTGGCTAAACGGAGGATTAATATGAGTTCAGTAGTAAATAGTTCAGTCGGTTCATATGTAATTCCTGAAGATAAGTTCAATGAATTTTTAGCATTCACGCGTACAGATACGTTTCAAGCACGAAGAGATCGCACCTCTGAATATTTCAGAGCAGATAAGACAAGTGAAGTAGCTTTACAGATATTAAAGCATGGAGGCATGATAACAGGCGTCTGTACTATAGGTGGAGTGGTCATTGGTGCTTTTGCTGGGCCAAAAGGTGCACTTATTGGGGGTGGAATTGGATTAGGAGTTGGTTTAATCGCTACTGCTGTTGTTGGTGGAGTAGTATTTCATCAAGATTATGAAGACTGGAAAAATTCTATCGAAGATAAGACTATTGTAAAAAGATTTATCCAAATCCACGAAGAACACCCTGCTTTCAGCGGTTTTCTTTGCCCTATAAGTCATGATATAATCAAAGAACCGGTACAAATACCTTGTGGCCATACTTTTGAACGCATCTTCATTGAGAATTGGCATGATAGCAAGGTGAGTACAGCAGATGGGCCAACATGTCCTGAATGTCGTGCTACTTTCACCAAGACTCAAATTACAATTGACATTACGTATGTGGGTAAAGTAAAAAAAGTTTACTCCAATTTGCTGAAAAAAGAGATGACGAATCCTCTTTTTTCACCAGCTATTGTCAGGGGCTTTGAAGCTGTCCAGAAAGGATTGAATTTTCAAGCTGAAGAAGTTTTGAAACAGGTAAGTACCGATCTCACGCTTCAATTGCGTAATGGAGATCTTACTGCTCAAGCATTCAGTCGAAAGATGAGAGAAGTCACTGAGATTTTTACGGATGATATTGGCTAGGTTGATTCTGGCAAAACCATCGACCAAAAAGATCAAAAACGATAGAGAAGAACATTATTTTCTCCCCCTGGCTTCCGAAAGTGCGATCGCAATTGCTTGTTTGCGACTCTTCACTTTCGGGCCTTCTTTAGAACCGGAATGTAGAGTTCCTTCTTTATATTCTTCCATGACCTTCTTGATTTTCTTCTTACCTGTAGGGGTTTTAATAGATCTGCGTTTCATTTTTGATTACCTTCCATGCTAAGATTTTTTCACCTGGTTTTAAACGTAAACTTTCCCAGTATAAACCATTCCACCAACCATTGCGTATACGTTCATTGGTCTTAATTTTTACCATTTCATAAGGCTGAGGAAGATATTTTTTAGAATCTGCCCATCCATCTAGATCAAAGATAACATCCGTGATAGTAAATCCATTTAAAGAGACGGTGTATGGCGCCTTTTTGCTTTCGTCGATTTTGATAGTCTTACGGATTTTTTTCTTTTGACCTCTCATTCTTAAGAGAGTTTTTGTCATTTATTTTTACCAATTTAGAAAGACTGTAAGCTATTCACCCACAGTCTTTCTTTTTCTTCATGGATATACTTTCGTAACTGGATTCAGAGAGATTGATTTTGCTAGCAATTTCTCATTTTTTTTTTGAAGCTTTATTCACGGAAGGAAATTTACCGTATACATGGCCTACAAAGACCTTTTCAGCATCGGCACCTTCATCTCGTTTAGGCTTCTTGTTTTTACTTTTTTTTTTAGACATTTCGTCTCCTTTCATGAGAATATCAAATATTTGTTTGGATTTTCCAGATGGTCTAAGCATATCAATACATCGAATCTGATAGATGACCAACGACTTTGCCGTAGTTGAAATCGTTGTCTGTATCGATTTCACGGAGAGTATCTGGATAATTTTCAGTATCTAAGTATTTGCGAGCTTTAGGATATTCAGACATATCCACTTCTTTAGGCATATTAGATGGCTCACCATAGCCTTTGCCATAATAGGCTTTGCCCATATGGTACAGTTGAGTTTCTTCACCCATGGAGCCTTTAGAAGCATCACGAGGCATAGACATAGAAGAACTTTTCTTATTGGAATAATGTTTAGGCATAATCTCCTCCTAGGAGTTGCTGTCACGTTTAGCATACGTTGCTGTTTTTGCCTGATGGCAAACGTTTAGCATACGTCTTTAAATAATTATTATCACTATGGACGCATTATTTCAAGCGGATTTTTAGTATGCTAGGAGATTACAGATCTCAAAGAGACGCCGATCAGTTTAAAGGCTAGTCATCATCGTCTAGGTACATATCTTCTTTTCTCTCTTCGAAATAGAGGTTCATCCAATATTCTGTGCTTTCATCCGGAGCTTTTATCTCAGATGGAAGAGCAGCAAGTATAAAGAGGATCAACAGAAGAAATCCGACAATAGCAAATACAGCTAACATAGACACTCCAAAAAAAAGACGTGGGAGAAAAACACCCACGCCACAATCGCACCGAAAATATAGATTTACACGTTTACCAATTCTTGATTTTCTTGTCTAGCCTCCCATTTATGGAATTGCTGCCAAAATTCATCAGGGCTTTGAGTGGCTCTGCGTTTGAAGAAATCTACAGGCTTCTTAAACTCTTCTGATACGAGCTCAAGATACTGGTCTACCTTTGAAGGCTCTATGCCCTCAGGAATAGACAGGTTAATGACCATTTCCTTCGAGGCTTCTTTCCCGGAAATCTCGATTACCGATTCAGTTTGCTCTGATGCCTCTACAGCTGCATTAAGCTCGCCAGGTTCGTAGATCTTCCCAAAGACATGGGGCCATCCTTTCCTCAGGCCTGATGCCTCTGCGCACTTCGCAAGCATTACACGGGGGTATTGCTTCCAGAACTGAGATAGCTCCTTCTTGCCAGTGCTCTTGTTGTACTGGTACTGGGCAAATTCTACCCAATAAGCTGTTTTGGAGAACTTGTGAGGCGTGCCATTTGGCATGATCTTATATATTGTGACAGTTGCGGCTAAAAGGTTGCCCTCATTATCGTACTCAAAGCTCTCATCGCCCGGAAGATAATCTCCCTGCTTAGAGGCTACTGCTCTAAAGCCATCAATGCCCATCTGAATGACCATCTGGCCACCACGTCTTACCGCATAGATCTGCTTGAGGAGAGGGTCTATCCCTGCTCTTTTGGCGGTATAGATGAAAAGCTTGAGCTCGTCGTCTGTGGCTCCTTTACAGATCTGTGACTTGATTAAGTTCAGTTGTTCTGAATTTAATTCTTCATATGTTGCTATGGACATGTTTTTCTCCTTGATAAATCTTTTCATATGTCTCTTGATTGTAATAAATTTCTCTCCACTTTTGAGGCTCAACAGTAGGACTTCTCTCGCGGTTTGCTCTATAAGAGCTATACATAAGCCAGTCTATGACCTGGGCGTGCCCTTCAATGTCAAGCCGCTTTACACGAGGTTCAATAGTTAAATCCATGGTACTCCTCATCGTTGATTTGTTCTTTTACGAGCTGGTAAAGCTCATCGTATATACGGCTAAAGTTGGTATCTTCTCCACGCTTCAAAATGTCCTGACAGAGAATCTCTATTCTGGCTTTACATCTTTTAGGTAGCTCATATTCTTCCCAGAAGTCACAAGGTGGTTCAATAGGTAAAGCAGACATTAGGCAACCTCCCATTTTCTGATCTCTTCAGCCTCTTTCTTACGTATGAAGTAGTCATAACAATTGAGTGCCCCAATAAAGAGACGGTAATACGGATTGCAATCGCCGAAATATTTCTCACAAGGCTTATTCCCGTCTTTCTTGAGTCTTAGACTTATGGCCTGAAAGACGTTGTAACCGTTGAGATTGAGCAAATGCAGATAAGCCGAAAGCTTTATCGGCCAGTCACGTTGATATGCCGCTGAGGTCTTTATGTCTACGAGCGTACAATGGTCTTGGCCTTTCAGCTTTACAATCAGATCGAATTGCCCGGAAAATTGCAGATCGTCATCGTAAAGCCTTGTTTCTGTGGCTATGAGCCTCTCGACATTGGTGTCGTACCAAAGCTTGAAGGAGTCTACATAGCCTATTAGATGATCTTCCGGGGCT